GATCCAAAAAAAGGTACGGGTAAAAAACCTAAAGGGTCTGGACGTAGACTTTATACGGACGAGAATCCTAGAGATACCGTCCGTATAAAATTTGCAACTCCTGCAGATGCGACAGCAACTGTTGCAAAAGTTAAAAGGATATCTAAACCGTTTGCTAGAAAAATACAAATTTTAACTGTTGGAGAACAGCGTGCCAAAGTTATGGGTAAATCACAAGTCGCTGCAATTTTTAAGAAAGGCAAAAATGCAATTAGAAACAGTCGTAAAAAGACTACTTAAATTTATAAATACTAGAACTGAAGCATTATCTGTGACGGTTACATCTGGAGGTGTTGACACCATGGAAAAATATCAGTATATAATAGGACAGATAAATGCCCTAGAGGCAACAAGACAGGAACTCTCTAACCTGCTAAATGATAAGGAGCAAAATGAAGGAACAGTCATCGATAT